CCTCTATATACAGTGCGGCATTGCGCGCTACCCCAGCGTAGGGTTCTGGCTAGGCTTAGGTAGGGGTACCCAATGCGTAGGTGCCAAAGCGCCTCTGGTGTATTCAGAGGTCCATGCCAGACCATTGGTAGACCAGCGCATAGTCTCCACCCATTTCCCGTTGCTGCCAATAATTGGCTGGCCATCTTTTGGCGCGGTGTCAATTGTTTTCCATTTCATAACCTGTCCTTTGCTTTTGTTTCACGTGAAACATTTTGCGGGTCGGACGCTACCCCGACTGTCTTGGCTTCCGGGCCAAGCTGCTATCACCCTGCCCACATGCGATTTCGTTGGGCCGCCGCAATTCTTTTAAATCTTAGCCAGATGTTTCACGTGAAACATTTAGTCCATGTGATTAAGGATAAAGCGTCCTATTACCCATCCTGAGAAAACCCATAGGATTGCCCAATGAAGGATACCATCCTCAAACATTTTGTAGATAAGCGCACCAAACATGAAGGCCAATGTCATAGCTAGCAAACCAACAGCGGTTGCTACTACAGCTTTGCCGTAATCATCTTCAGTCATTGGGTGGCTCCGGTAATGGCATCCAGTGAGTAGGTAAAACCTCATCACGACCTAAAAGCGAAAACCATTTTTGAGGGCCAACGAAGCCATCATGCTCATTCCCGCCACAAATCATTTCGCCGCTTTTTACCCACATGATATGGCTCATGAAGATCGAGCCATCTCCGTTGTCAAAGTAGCCAAGAACAATAGTTCCATTTTTTGGCGCGGTTTCAATAGGTTGCCAGTTCATTTTGGGGCCTCCGGTAATTCTGCCCAATGGGTCGGGTAATGAGCAAGTGGCTCTGTGCCATCATGATCAAAGGACCAGAAGCCTACTGGTCGGCCCAACCCAAATTTGCTGGGTAAGTCACCTTCAACGTCTAGTGTCTCAATTTGATACCAAGCCTCTCCAACAACTTTGTAGCCCTTATCGGTTACCCATGATGCCAAGACCGGGCGGTCTATTGGCGCAGATGTGATAGATTTCCATTCAGTCATATTTAATTTTCCTTTGCGCAGCTTCTAACTTTTTTAGCAACTCCGGCGAGCCAGATGGTTGATACCGCTCCTCCAATATCCTCAAAACCGGCAAAGACTTATCCCGGAAATCCTGCATCTGCGAACGTGGAAGCGGCTTCGTCTCTTCAGGGAACTGGGATTTCGCAATAAGCCTATTCATCTTCATCCCCTTCTGTTTTCCCCTGAGCAGCCAATAAGATGGCCTTTGGCGCGGTTTCAATAGGTTGCCATTCAGTCATTTTGTCCCCCTAGTGTTTAGTGGGCTGGGCGAGCGGTCCAGCATCTTAGCCTCTACTGATCAGGTAAGGCCTCACTGGTCTTCCCAGCCACCAACTAGACCTTAACATCCTGCAGCGATTCTGCCCATTCTCGCATTTCTTGGAATCCCATTGGACGGCTAATGCCGTTGTCCCTCATGACAGGACCATTGTCTCTAAGGCTGTCATAAACATAATTGCCATAGTCTCTAGTGGCAATTGCATTGGCGGGGGCATTGTGTAGCCGTATAGGAAATTGCGATGGTGCCGTAATTTTAAGAGGAGCAGGCGGGTTTGTGTAAATCCAGTCAGTCACTTCCCGAAACTTCTCAATATGGCCACCCTGACAAGCTGGACCGCCAAACTGAGCTGCAGACATTGGCTTCCACAACGGAACCTCAATAACCTCAAAGCCCCAGTCAACGCCCCATACGGTAGCCCACCGCTCAGGTATTTGGTGCAGCTTCATAAGGCTGTCAGCGCGAACAATAGCAGGCGCGCATACAGCACCTATTATTCCTGCCAAAAAACCGCGTCTTGATGTAGCCATGGCCATCCCCCATGTTTCACGTGAAACACCATAGCATATTTTCTATAATAAGCTATAATAATTTTAAAAATAGGGGCCAGCATGACAACTCTTAACCTTGACGGCAAACAGATTGATATTGAGCGCCAGCTTATGGAGCTTGATAAAGCAGATTGTGAAGAAAGCCTGTATAAGTTCTTGAAATATGCGTGGAAATACATTGACGCATCCACTTTCACAGAAGGCTGGCCTATTGAAGCTATCGCAGAACATCTGCAAGCGGTGACCGATGGCGAGATCCGTCGACTGATCATCAATATCCCACCTCGTATGGGTAAAAGCTCGATTACGTCATGCGCTTTCCCGGCATGGGTATGGGCGCAGTCTCACAGATCCCCTACGTCTGGTCCGGGCGTCCAGTTCCTGCATGCGTCCTATGCCCAGCAGCTTTCCCTGCGTGATAGCGTCAAGTGCCGTCGCCTGATCGAAAGCCCATGGTACCGCGAGTTGTGGGGCGACAGGTTTAAGTTAACCTCAGATCAGAACACCAAAGGTCGCTTTGACAATGATCAGAACGGATCGCGCCTTTCTACATCAGTTGGCTCTGCTCTTACAGGTGAAGGCGGGTCTATTATCGTTGTTGACGATCCAAATGCGGCCCAAGAAGCTTTCTCGGAAGCTACCATTGCATCAACCATTGAGTGGTGGGACTCTGCGCTCTCGACCCGCCTCAACGATCCCAAAACGGGTGCCTTTGTTGTCATCCAGCAGAGGCTTTCGGAAGAAGACCTAACCGGACACATTATGTCTAAGAATGAAGGTGAATGGACGCATCTGTGCCTACCCATGCGGTATGAGTGGCAAAGGCATAGCTATACATCCATCGGCTGGCATGACCCTCGCGGTCTTGATGACAGTGGTGAACCGCTTGTCGCTATCTCTGAGGATGGAGAGCGTCTAGCCGTAGATGTCGAGGCCCAGATAGAACTCGATAGGCGAGAGGGAGAGCTTCTTTGGCCGGATCGTTTTGGCGAGGAAGAAGTGATCATCCTAGAAAAGCAACTTGGCCCATGGGCTGCAGCAGGACAGCTTCAGCAACGTCCTGAGCCAAAAGGCGGCGGTGTCATCAAACGTGAATGGTGGAAATCGTGGGATTCTAACATCTATCCAAACATGGACTTGGTAATAGCAACTCTTGATACCGCATATACGACCAAGACCAGCAACGATCCGTCTGCCATGACAGTCTGGGGAGTATTTTCCAATGACGGTAGAGTTCAAGCGCCCAACCATGCCGTTGGTCGAGGCCAGACCCGTGTAGACTACGAACGAATGTATACGGAAACCGCGCCAAGAGTGATGATGATGCATGCGTGGCAAGGACGATACGAGCTACATGATCTTGTCCTGAAGGTTGCAGAGACATGTCGCCTGATGAAAGTGGATACGCTTCTCATTGAAAACAAAGCTGCAGGTCACTCTGTAGCCCAAGAAATTCGGCGCATGTACGGGTTTGAAAAGTTTGGCGTTCACATGTTTGATCCCAAAAGCCAAGACAAGTTAGCTAGGCTTTATTCCGTCCAACATTTGTTTGCAGAAGGCCTAGTGTTTGCGCCGCTTACCCAATGGGCTGAAATGGTTATTGCTCAGGTTGGGCAGTTTCCAAAAGGCAAACACGACGACTTGGTAGATACCGTAAGCATGGCAATGAGGCACCTTCGGGATACCGGCGCTATCATGCGTGGCGAAGAATTTAGGGCAGAGCTTAGCGATACATTAGCCTTTAGTAGCAACAAGGATCTGGCTCCGCTCTATCCTATTTAACAAAATCCTGATATATATCAGTACACTATGTAGGGGAACTAAATGTCTAGGGTTTTAGCGAATGCTGTTGTTGACGTTATTAAGCCGTCAACTCCTGTAATGGTTGGCCGGTTCAAAGTCGAGGTCTGGGGCAAGGCTCCTTACGACTATGTTCGGACCTATGAAATCATCGCAAAGTCGGATACTGTAGCAGCGCAGGAAGGCATCCAACGCTTTGTCGCTGAGATGGAAGCTATGGGTCCTTTTTGAGCATAGGGAAATTGTCTGATGCCGATGACACCGGGACTTATGGGGAATATCCGGCAACCTGCCCCCGAAGCAGGCGCGATTTCCAATGATGAGACCATTATTGAGATCGTTGAAGACGGCCAAGACATTGAAAAGAAAGACAAAGACGGCGCTATCCTTGAAATTGAGCATCCTGATGGCTCGATAACCATTTCGCTTGATGGTCGTCCCATCAATGACAACAGGACAGAGCGCGACGAGACTGATTGGTTTCGAAATCTTGTCGATGATGTCTCTGAAGGCGTCCTAAACAACATCTCTCAAGAGCTTTTGCGCGGAATCCGCGATGATATCTCCAGCCGTAACGACTGGATCGAGGATCGCGCGCAGGGAATTAAGCTTCTAGGCCTCAAAATTGAGGTTCCCGGCCTTCAGGGAGCCACTGACGGCGCTCCGGTAGAGGGCATGAGCAAGGTTAGGCACCCGCTTTTGCTTGAAGCTGTGCTTCGCTTTCAGGCAAATGCGCGTTCAGAGCTTCTGCCGACCGATGGTCCGGTCAAAATTCGCAATGATAACAACAACGCAACCCTTCAAAACGATCAATTAGCCAATGCGCTAGAGAATGATCTTAATCATTACCTTACCGCGACGGCTACTGAGTACTATCCTGACACGGATCGTATGCTTTTGATGCTGGGTTTTGGCGGAACGGCCTTCAAGAAGGTCTATTTCTGCCCGCTTCGCAACAGGCCAGTGTCTGAAAGCGTTGATGCGAACGATTTGATCGTCAACAATGCCGCGACTGACCTTAGAAACGCAAAACGAATCACTCACCGCTCATATATGCGCCCTAGCACGGTCAAAAGACTGCAGATTTTGGGTGTTTATGCTGATATTGACCTGTCCACGCCAAAAGCGCCGGATTTGGACAATGTCCAGCGCGAGAAAAACGCTCAGCAGGGTATTTCTCCTGAATCCATGAACCCGGAAGACCGTGATCGCGAAATCTACGAGGTCTATTGCGAGCTAGACATTCCCGGCTTTGAGCATAAGCACAAGGGTAAGCCGTCTGGTTTGGAAATCCCGTACATTGTGACGATTGACTACTCCTCTCAACAGGTCTTGTCTGTCGTTCGCAACTATTCTGAGGATGATCAGGAGCTTCCGACCGCTCGTCGCCGGTTTGTAAAATACACCTTTGTTCCCGGCATGGGTTTCTACGACATTGGTCTGCTGCACATTCTTGGCAACACCACAAACGCCATCACGGCAGCGTGGCGCGAGCTTCTTGATGCGGGCATGTACAATAACTTTCCCGGTTTCCTTATGGCGGATACGGGCGCTAGGCAGAACACAAACATATTCCGTGTTCCTCCCGGTGGCGGGGCGTTAGTCAAGACCAATGGTATGCCGATATCGCAAGCCATCATGCCTCTTCCTTATAAGGAACCGTCTGGCGCGTTGATGAACCTCGTAACGCAGATGGCCGAGACCGGCATGCGCGTTGGTGGCACGTCAGAAGTCATGGTGACTGAAGGCAAGCCTGACGCTCCAGTCGGCACCACGCTGGCGATGATTGAGCAAGCGCAAAAGGTTTTGAACTCAGTTCATAAGCGCCTTCATGCTGCTCAGTCTGAAGAATTTGAGATGCTGGTTGAGTGCTTCAAGGATCATCCTGAGAGCTTCTGGCAGAAGCGCAAGAAGCCTGCGTATCCATGGGACGAGCAGACGTTCGTGGACGCGCTTGAGAACTACTACTTCGTTCCGCAGGCCGATCCTAACACATCTAGCCAGACGCAGCGCCTGATGAAGGTTCTGGCGTTGAAGCAGTTGGTCGCCAGCAACCCGTCACTGTATGACCCGATTGCGGTCGATACGGCTGCATTGCAGGCTCTTGGGTGGAGCAACCCGCAGCAGTTCATGATCCCGCCGTCAGCACAGGGCAAGCCCCCGCCAGAGCTTATGCAGGCAATGGCTAAGGCTCAGAACGACAAGAGCAACGCAGATGCTCGTA